GTCTTCTTGTCCTTGTACGTCACGTCGCCGTTCCGGTTGGACACCCAGATTTGCTGGCGGACTTCACGTCCGTTGACATCCAGCAAAAGGTTGACACTGCGTGCTTCGGAAGCCGAGGCTTTGCCGATGTACGCAGTTTTGATGGTGGCGGTATAGATGTCAGTATCCAACGCGCCTCCGCCACCGAGGAAGTCGTCTTCGACTTTATCAGGTGCGGCTTTTTTTCCTGCGAAAATGTTGCTCATTAGCATGTCTCTTTCATTTCAGGGTTTCAATTCTGGTTTGTTTTTCGGCGTTCATTCCGCGTAGTATTCAACCAGTCGGTCGATCACGAGCTGTGCGTCGTTCTCGATGAATGTCTCGTCATCAGAGAACAAACCGAAGGGAGAGCGTAGCCTGTCTCCCACTGTGGCTCGTGTAGTCCGGGTCTGGAACACATGCTTATAGCCCATGTCCTGGTCCCGTTCGGAGATCGTCAGCAGTTTGCCTGGTTGAGCATCCTTGTTGATCTCCTTGATCGTAGCCTTCTTGGCTCCAATCACAGTCGTGAAGTAAGCCTCAAGACCGTTCTTCTTCAACGCACCTTTGACAGGCACGGTGTAAGAAAATTTGCCAGTGTTCTCATCGAGTTGAGCGTCGATGTGACCCAGCATGATTGTGTAGCCAGGAAACTTGGCCACATATTCATACATGAGAGTCTTGAAGAACTGACCGTATGCACCCCACTGCTGCATGGTATTGGCTGAACCAATGACATGAACAGACTCGAAGCGATCCATCATGAAGCTGATGGTATCGACAACGATGGTATGGAACCGTCCAGGGTTGTCGATGACTTGCTGGTAGAGATCAAAGATCTCTTCAGGGTCGTCAATCGTCACCCGCTTGAACTTGTTCTTGAAGGGTAGCGGTTTGCCACCCTCACAGTTGATGTAGAGAACACCCTCACCACCACGGAGGTTCCGGAGACAGGATGATTTACCTGCCCCAGACTCTCCTGCGATGAGGATCGACTTTGGATTTTCGGACATTGCTGTCTCCTTGGTTTAGGTCATCTTTGCAGCGACCGATTTCAGAATAGTCAACTCGACCTCGTCCTTTTTCAGGGGACTTGGCGACTGCTCATTGAGCGTGTTGACCTTGCCTTTGATCACATCGTAGCTGGCCCCTGCATCCTTCAGCATCATTGCAAAATTGAGCAGGTTGTTGTTTCTATTCCCAACTTCCATGTTGTTCAAGAACCAACGTTCGAGGTGATCCAAACGTCCCAGATCAGCTACCTGTGCGGTGTACTCACTGTTCTGTTTGGTTTTCGGAATGAACGGCAACACGTTGACGAGGTTCGGGCCTTTGTGAACAAAGACTTGCGAATTCTCATGTGTCATCCATTTCTTGGACCGCTGGTTTGCGGACCCATCTGACTTGAATGGCAGCCAAAGAAGGAAGCTATCCACGAAGTCCCGATAGTCTGCTTTGTCCAGCTTCAGATTATAGTTTGCTGGCATGATCAGACGGAACCGGTGCTCTTCGTCAGTGTGACGTTTGGTTGTTGCGGTCGTGAACGTGTAGTCCTTCATCAGCTCATGGAGAGCCTCAAGACGGATGCCGTAGCTCAGGATCTTTCCATCCTTATCACGCTCATGACCATCAATATCCACCACAAGACAATTGAAACCTTCGATGACATTGTCTTCCGACCGGTGCTCTTTGTCGAAGTGGTGGTTACACCAATGCATCCCCGGTGCAGCCAACAGCTTTGGAAGGCTGTCGAATGGTTTCTGCATTGGAGAATAGTCGGAAGCGAAGTGATCAGAGAAGCTGAAGCTGATCTTGTTCAGATCGGTCTCCTCTAGGGTTGAACCAGTGAAGAAATCAACTCCGCTGATCACGTTCTTCTTGATGACAACGTGGTTGCCCACGCCCCATGCCATTGCGAGATCCATAATCTCCCGACGAGGTGTCGTGGAGGATGGATAATATGGCAGATCTTCAACCAGATCAGCATGGGTCAAGGTCACGCCTGACTCAGCGATATACTTCGCCAGACGAACGAAATTCCGTTCCCTCTTGAGAAGGGTCTGGAACGATGCTCCACTTTCTTCAGCAACCTTGAATGCCTGCCGGAGGTTCTTCTTGGTGATGTCCGAGGACTCGTCCAAGAAGGCATAGATTCCAGCGAGCTTGAGGGCTTTGAAGTACCGGTGAGACAGTTCAGCCTTCCGGACAACCTCGTGCTCAGGCAGAGAGTTGGCTACCGTTTCACAGTAGAGACGATAGGAGATCAGTTCGACACCAACCTCCTTTGGCACGTCGATCTTCAGATTGAAGAAACGAGTGTCAGCGAACTTGGCCAGTTTTTGCTTCCAGTTTAGGAGAGCCTGTGACCGGTTCTTGGACACCAACCCGTTGTAAACATCTTCAGGGTTGATGGTGGGAGAGAAAGTTTCAGGCTTCCCCATCCCGAAGAAACACCTCCGAGCGTACCCAGTCTCAAGGAAGGAATAGAACTCCTCCTCAGTCTTGGATCCGTCGAAGAGTTTCGACGTGGTTCCGAACATGAGCATGTTGGCAGGGGTTGCCCCGACCAAATCAATACCCCGCTCGTTGTCCGTGGTGTTCTTCACCAGTTTGGTTTTGATCCGGCCTAAGTCGTATAGCTAAAGGAGGATGTTGATCACCTCCGTGTTGCCTATGATATTGGAACCGATCTCATCCATTTGGAAATTGATTGAACCAGCACGAGCAAGGAGCAGCTTGTAACGTAGCTGCTTCACCGCTGGGCCAGTACCGGAGTCAAAGATGAAAGGAGCATGCCCCTGACGCTTAAAATCAGCCTCCAGGAGCTTCTTCTCATCATCTTCGCTTCCGGACTTTGCAGCAGCAATGTCTACAGCCAGATCATAGATCGAGGCTTCGGCAATTGCAGGAAAGACATGACCCGTGAAGATCTGCCGAAAGTCAGAAATGACATCTTCCATCAAGGACACAGAGTGACCTTTACCAAAGCCTGACGTTGCCAGAGCAATGGAATAGATATTGATTGGGATGTTCCCACGTTCCGGGCTGACAATCGTCGCTCGCATGGAGCTTGGAATCAGACTCAGAAAGTAGGCAACTTCAGCCTGGAAGAAGTCACGGTTGACGTTTCCTGTGCGGTGGCACAACAGATCAACCAGCTCCGACATGGCCGGGTGATGGGATTCTTTCTCAATCACACTGAGGTCATAGAGTGGTTTTGACACGGGGTGTCTCCTTATGTTCGACTTCCATCGTCGTGGAAGTAGTTTTTGCGTTGTTCACAAACCGAAAAAGCAGGACAGTATGGACATGCCTTGACTTCACCAGGGACGGTGACGACTGCGCCTTTGCCTTTGTCCTTGAGCCAAAGCTGTGCATCAGCTTCATTGTCAAAGTTCTTCTGGCATTTACCACCGGCCTTGGCCGTTGATTCGTTGGCGTAGTATTTGTACTGAGGCTCGGACTGCCACAGTTCTTTGTCAGTGCATTGCACCATCTTCTCTTGGCTCAGACCAGCATTCTGAATGATGTGGTCGATCTTGCCATTGACCCAATCCTCTGTCTCTTTCAGGGACAGCAGAGCGAACTCCTTGTGGGGTGTCCGGATCTGAGGGTATTTGGGATCAGCGGTGCGATACTTGACCCAGTCTGTGAAGATGAATTGAATCCGCATCACATCATCTCGGATCAGGTCCGGCATGATCCAGCGATACATGGAACCCTGGAGAATGTAGTCTTCGTCTTTGTTCCCAGAAGTCCAAGCAAATGTGCTGGTGGATTTGAAATCCCGATAGGCTTGGCCGATCAGAAAGTCGAGCTGACCGGTGATGACCAGATCCCGGAATTGCTTGTAGCCACGGATCTCCAGATAGATAGGGATCTCGTCGTCTTTCAGCTTCTTGGGATCCGGATTGATCCGGATTTTGTCGATGACCTTCTGAGGGTAGTGCAGCTTACGCATGGCCAACTGCCAGTTACCTTCGGTCCAGGCACGCTCGATCGAGTCATGGAGACCATGACCCATACGGGAAGCGATGATGTCTGAGAGATCCATCTCTTCCATGGTTTGATCAACCTTACGCTTGAGAATGAGCTGACGAGTCGGCTTCATCAAGGTGGTCACAGAGATCAATTCCCCTGGAGGAGCTTCAGCAGCTCCAGATTTGTAACCGTCTTGCAGCAGCCAAACGGCCAAGGGCAAGTCGATCTTGTGATTATTGGTTATTTTAACCATTGAGTTTCTCCAGGTGTTTGCCGATTGCTTTTTGGACATCGGCTATGGTTGCATTTGCAGGGATGGTCATCTCTTCCTTCCAGTTGGGATAGAAGATCGACAGCTCCCCAGACATCTTGATGTGCTCATTTTGGATGGCAGGATCTTCTTGCCAACTCACGGCTTTCACCATGTGTTTGTTTGTGTAAAGCAAGACTTCCATGTCATCTCTGATGAGCATGTATCCAGCGTCATGGATCTGAGCACACGGTTTGATGTCCAAACGATGTGGTCCTTTTCGGACAGTAGAAAGGAACTCAGAACCGGCACGAGAATTCAACATGCAGTATGATTGTCCAAGGGCATTACCTGCTGTACGGCCCTCAGCGGCTGCCTCATACGGTGTCTTGCTGGTTCCCAGCACAACCTGCTTCAGCAGGGGAGTCCGCAATCTGAGACCAAAAGCAAGGGTGACGTAGCCATCCTTACAGGCTTGTTCCAATTTATCTGCAACCCACTTGTCAGAGACGTGGTACAGATTGTGATAGCTGGCTTCGATTGACTTAGCCAACTGCGAGGTGAAGCCACAGTTTGCCATCAGAGTCACATACGTCCCCTGATAGGTGAGAGCAAAGGTGGGAGCCTTCGACTCTTGTCTCCAGTGGGGGTAGAGCTTCTTGATGGAGTTGACACGAGCGACGTTGTGTTCGCTCGCGTCTACTGTGGAGACAGACTCGACTACTCCATTCAGTTTAAGCATCGCCTACTACAGCAGCTTTAACAGCCCACATGCTGAAGTCTTCCAGTTTGGTCAGTGCTACAGAACGACGACGACCGTTGGGAATATTGTCGATGATATATTGCTCCATATCAACGACAGCATTTTTAATACCATCAACAGTTTGGTTGTTGCTTGGATTAAATTTGGGATCGGTTACACTCATTGGTTCACTCATTTGTTGAGTTGGGCAAACAGCTCATGTCCGAGCAGTTTTTGACCCTGATATTCTATCTCCTCATTGCTGTGGAAATAGATCTGTTTCCCATCGACGATTGCCTTGTAGGCAGTAGCTCCATCAGGGAGCATCTCAATGTCTGGCATGTGCTCTTTGAAGTAAGCCAATGCACGAAGACAGTGTCCGTCGAACCCATCAGAATACACCTTGATCTTCTCTGGATCCTTGGTGGTCACTGCTGAAATTTTGTCCTCCAACGAATCGAAGTCCAAACCCACAAACAGCCATCCGGGAGGTGCCTCAAAACACTCTTTGATGAGCTTGGCAAGTCTTTGTTTGACCTTTGTGGAACCAGCAGAAGGGATGTTCTGTAGGTTGGGGTTGTTACTGGAAAGCCTACCAGATGCAGTGCCACCCAGCCGGAAGTTTCCGAACAGGTAATGCCATCCATCGTTACCCTTAACGGCTTTAAGGAATGCCGGAAGAAACGTAGAGAGGATGATTGCACTGGCTTTGAACTCGATCAGGATCTCCAGAAACCGAATCACTTCGGGATCTTTGGTGTGGTTGATCAGCTTCTCAAGCGTCTCAGCTCCCGTTGCAGGTTGCTTGGTGTCCGTGTAGTCGAGGACTGGGAGACCCAGGAAATCCTCGGAATACAGGAAGCGTTGGAGCTGTTTAGAGCTGCCAGGATTGAACTTGACAACGGTGTCTTTTGTAGAACCAAGATCTGCCTTGGTGATCTGCTTGGTTTTGAGTTTGGCATTCTTCTCTATCACCTTTTCGTCTTTGAGTGTGTCTATATAGGACCAGACGATTTGCAGATTGTTCATCCGTGCTAAGTTTCCATCCGACTCTTTGTTGAGCTGCTTGTCCAAGGCTTTAACCTTGGCCATGTTCAGGGGCATCCCTGTGAGCTGCATCTGAATGATGTCGATCACTGCTGGACGGAAAAGCGTCTGGTATGGTTCATCCTGAAGATCGGCAAGCATGATCGGCAAGTTTTTCTTGTAGACGTACCATGTGGAAAGTCCGTCGATCAGGTTGTACCGGAGCAAATCCGGAAGAGCGATCAGCCTGATGTCATGGATGTCTTCCTGAGCATAGTTCCCAGCAAACTCCTGAGCCTGTGTCTTGAGACCCAGCTCATTTCCTGCACAGGAATTGGTGGCCAGATAAGTGATGATCTGTGTGCAGTCCCAATCTTTCAGCATCACTTCCAGACCTTCAAGGAGACCCTTTTGATCTAGGATGTGATCCATAAACAGTTGATAAACAAGGACATACACGTCGTAACAGATGTTGTGGTAGATCATCTTCCGCTTGAAATTGTAGAAGAAATCTCTGAGCAGTTGACGAATAACAGGGTTCTCAACACGACCAGATTTCTGACCCTCCTTCCCGATGGACGTAGAGTCCACTGCGAAAGCAATGCCCTCGTGTTCATTCCAACAGAAGGTGATCGTGCCAATCCCAGCATCGTAATGCTTCAGGTCAAAGCCTTCGATGTCACATGTGAGATCACAATCCATCTCCAGTAGTTTGTTCAACCACTTGGCAATACCAGTTGGCCCCACAGGGTAATCAGCGAACTTGATGATGTTCGATCCCACCACAGTGGAGTTACCTCTGGCCCATCGTTTGGTGGACTCCAGAGCCATCCCGATCTTTGCCTTCATCTTGTCAGGGTCATAGAAGACCCGGCCATAGTTGGGGCAGTAGGTGATCGTGAAGTCTGTATCATACTCTGATATGAAGAAGTCCCCAATGGTGGCATCGGTCTTGGCCTTCTTGGACAGGATCTTGAAGTAGTCCGGCTGTGTAACGACAAGCATCTCAATGCCTGCTGCCTTGAGGTTGGGCAACAGGTCATCGAGATACTCTTTCATGTCGGCAGCCGAGTTCTTCTTCTTGGTTCCATCCATGAAGAGGTCAGCGATCATGACACTCTCACCCAGAGCCAGAAGGTGAGGCTGGTAGTAATGCTTCTGCACCTCCGCTGTCTGGATACGTGGAACCAGGATACAGATCCTGGGATCCTTTGCAGAGTTGCCGATGATCTCATATTTCATTTTCAACTTCCTACTTATTTTGTGACCATCTCTTACCAAAGAGATATAACTACAGTTCAGCTTCACATGGTTTTAGCACATGAGTCGTAGGCGGGAATCGAACCCGCGTTCTACCAAGTCTCGGTCAACGAAAGGGAATCGAACCCCTACTCCGGTTTAGGCATCTATGAAAAATACCTATCTGGAAGCTCTCCTCTGATGAAGAGGCGAGAACGTGGACGGGACAGTGCGACGTACTGGAGACGTGCTGTCTGTTCCTTGTTAGTGGACTTACCGATGTCGGCGAGGTCAACGATGACGGAGTCATAGGTAGACCCCTGAGCCTTGTGCGTGGTGGATGCACTGACCGAACGGAGATCAGGATACCCGTTCTTGATCTTGAAGAAACGTTCCCAACTCTTTGATTGAGAGTAGAAACGTAGGACAGCTTCACGATCATTGTGGTCTGCGAAGGCCGTTACCGAATAGGTAACACCCGAATTCACATCTTCCACATCCATCATGATCATCCGGATCTCTTCGCCACTGACGAGAGATTTATCCAAGAAATCATCGGTGATCCGAACAACCCGGACAACTTGGTCCGTGTACAGTCGTTCTTTCCCCAGCAATTCAGCCGACGAGTTGTTCGAAAGAATTTCACCAACCTCATACGGCTCAGTGTAGGACCGGAGCTGTCGAATGAAGCTGTTGTACTGTATCACACGAGCATTTGTGTAAGAGAGTACACGCTTGCTGGCGTTCTCGATGAGGAACTCACGTTCCAGAATACCTTTGAGAGTGGTGCCATCGACAAAGTCAATCACACCGGGGACTTCTTTGATCCGGGTGAACTTGCCAGTCAGAACAGTCTGCTTGGCCTGCTCACAGAGATCCATGAGAGCTTGTTGATCCTTATTCCGAACTGGGACAGTCAGATTTCCAGTATCCATCTTCTGAGAATAGATCGGAGAGATGTGTTCTTTGACAGGAGCCAACTGGTTTTTATCCCCTACGAACAACACCTTACAGGTCGAGTCGATACCTTTGTTGATGTATTTGAAGAGATCACTGTTCACCATCGAACACTCATCAACAATGATGAGAGTCCCACTGTGGACAACCCACCGTGGGGTAGGCACGATTTTGACTGTGCCTGTGGAGAAATTTTCAGAGACTCGGAGGTTCATGTACGAATAGATCGTACCAATCTCTCCAGCTCTGTGAGTCATTGCGTCACTGAGGACGGCTGCTGCCTTGTTGGTTGTTGCTGTGATGGCAATGCTGTGCATCGTTTTGGTGGTCTGATGCTTCAGGATCCCATCAGCGATCTGGGAAATCAGAAAGGTTTTCCCCGTACCTGCACCACCGGATACGTCCATGAATTGATCGGGTCCGTTGATGAACTGGATGACTTTCATGAACACGGCTTGTTGGTCTTTATTAAGTGCCATGTCTTTGATTTCCTTATTGAAGTAGACCCCCCGGCTTCTAACCGGGGAGTCCATCCCTGCCCGCAGGCTTCATTACCAAGCGTGGGAAACGCTTATCCGCATTTAGAGTGACCACAGTCAGCACAGACTGGGCAGCCACCGGAGAGGTTGACGTTGAATCCTTTGCAGCTTGGACACTGCATCGGTTTTCCAACGGGAGTTGGGAAGTTCTCAGCAGCAGTCTCATCATAAACCTCGTCAACGATTTTGAGGTCTTTCAGATGCTGTTCCAATGTGGAACCAAGAAGGGCGATGAATGATGGAAGGTATTTGCCATCGACCCAGGCTCCGCCATTGGGATCCATAATGGATTTGAGATCTTCGATCACGAAGCTGATGTCCCCACCACGACGGAACACCGAACTCATCATCCGAGTCAAGGCCACAGTCCACTGGAAGTGGCTCATGTCTTGAGTGTTGATGAAGATTTCGAATGGGATGGTGTGTCCATCTTGATCGTAGTGGTTGTTGATCGTGACGTAGAAATTGCTTTCCTGCCACTTCAGCTTGTAGGTCTGTCCAAAGAGAGACTTGTTCCGGACAATGGCAGTGTTTGTTGCCACTGGTTCAGGAGCCTCAGCCTTTTCAGGGGCTTCTTTCTTTGGTTCAGACTCGACGGACAGGACGGATCCAGTCACGTCATTCGGACGGTAGGTGGTGCAACCTTTGCAGCCCATCTGGTATGCCGACAGGTACACTTGCTCGAAGTCTTCAAACGAAATGTCTTCCGGACAGTTGATGGTCTTGGAGATTGATGAGTCCACCCACTTCTGAACTGCTGCCTGCATGACAAGGTGGTCATGGGGCTTCAGAGTCTGAGCTGTGACGAGATGTTCGGGATTGGGTTCTTTGTCCCAGCCCTTGTTCTCACGCCATTCGTTGTACAGGCCAACACCGTAGTCGTAGATGACTTCTTCACGCTTCGACCCATCCTTCTCCAACACCTTGCGGGTGTAGCTTGGAGCGAAGATAGGTTCGACACCTGAGCTGACGTTGCCAGCGTACAGAGAGATCGTTCCAGTCGGAGCGATGGAAGTCAGAAGAGCGTTCCGGATCCCGTGATCCAACACACCCTGACGGATGTCGTCAGGCATGTCGATCATGAAACCAGAGTTGATGAAGCTCTCCCGTTGGGCCTTGGTCTTTGTCACCGGGCATGGGCCGAGAAGTTTGGCCAGCTCGATAGACCGACGGTATGCTTTCAGGGTGATGAGCTTCATCACACGTTCAGCGATCTCTGCTGCTTCAGGAGAACCGTACTTGATGTTCATCATGAAGAGCATGTCGGCCAGACCAGTAATCCCAATGCCCATACGACGTTTGGCTTTCGCTTCGGCCTTCTGTTCAGGGATCGGGAAGTTGCTGATGTCAATGATTGAGTCCAGCATATCGACTGCTTGCTCGGTCAAGAACTCCAGCTTCTTGGTGTCCACACCATTCGTATTTTCGAAAGGATCTGTCACAACCTGGGTCAGGTTGATCGAACCAAGAAGACATGCACCATAGGGTGGTAGAGGTTGCTCACCACAGGGGTTCGTGGCCGAGATTTCTTCCACGTACCAGAGGTTGTTTTTCTTGTTGATGCGGTCGATGAACAACACACCGGGTTCGGCATAGTTGTAGGTCGATTCCATCATCAATTTCCAGAGATCACGGGCCTTGACTGTCTTGTAGACGTAGACTGTGCGTCCATCATATTCCCGTGGTTTAACACCGGTTCCCGGATCCACTTCGTGGACCAGATCCCAGCTCTGGTTGTTCTGCACTGCGTGCATGAACTTGTCAGTGGCCAAGACCGAGACGTTGAACATGCGAAGACGATTGGAATCACGCTTTGCAGTGATGAAGTCTTCCACATCCGGGTGATCACACCGCATGGTTGCCATCATGGCTCCACGACGGCTGCCAGCACTCATCACAGTGCGACACATGGCGTCCCAGACATCCATGAAAGTTAGAGGACCACTGGCATCAGCGTCCACCCCTTTGACGGGGCTGTCCTTGGGCCGGAGAGGGCTGAAGTCATAGCCGATGCCACCGCCTTGCTGCATGGTCAAGGCTGCTTCCTTGAGCATGTCAAAGATTCCCCCCATCGAATCAGGGATGGTTCCCATCACGTAGCAGTTGAAGAGGGTGACATTGCGTCCAGAACCAGCACCGGCTGTGATACGACCGGCAGGCAGGAAGCCAAAGTTGTTGAGAGCTTTGCGGAATTTCTCAAGACGATAGGCTTGAAGAACCTCAAGTTCGCCTTCTTCAAGTTTCACTCCGTTGAGTTGGAGTGGTGAGAAGGCACACGCTGAGGCAATCCGGTTCCAGGTGTCTTGGACATTGCTGTCATCCTGGATGTCTGGATTGGGTGTGATCAGACGGTATTTGGCGTTCCAAATCTGCTCACAGATGGGTTGAGGGAAGGGGTTGTTTGATGACATGGCTGTCAGTCTCCTTGATTTAGATCAATTTTGTGGGGTAGTTTAGGGATACGTTGTTAAGCACGACAGTCACTATCAATCCAGAGGAAAAATCGCATGACCTCCATTAACAAACTTACCATTAAACAAGTCGCTGAAATCAAAGCAAGAATTCTTGCTGGAGAGTATCAGCATGTTTTGGCTGCTGAGTACGAATTGAATCAGGGACGGATCAATGAGATCGCCAAAGGGAAGCGGTTCGCATATGTACCACCTGCCAAATCGTACAAGAAAGGTTCGGGTTCACGCCCTAAGCCTTGAAAAAAGAAAAGCCTCCACCGATCCCGTAGGAGGAAAAATCAGCGGAGGCTTTGTTTGTCAGAAAACTAAGCATGTTTTTTCCTTTCACGGGAGGATGGATGTGATGGCCTTGTCCATCTCATCAAGGGACATTGACCCGAAGTTGAAGACAGGGATGCAGTAATGATCAGCCATGCGTAGAGCTTGACCTGTACCACCGACGGCCTTGCCTCCGGGAGTCCAGCAGACAATGAAGTCTGTCGGAGTTTTGAGATCAAGTCCCAGCACCTGATAGGCATTACGGGCCATGAAGTCTCGACCGGTACAACCAAGGTTGACCCAGTTTGGATGAAACTTGCTTGTGAGAAGGCGAGCTTCCTTGGTAGAACCAAAAAGAAGAGACTCGTTCCTGTTGAATACACGGTAGGGTAGATAGATTTCCATCTTCCCATTCTTGTTGACGCAGCCAAGCTCAAAAGCTGTGTCTGCACCCGGTGCTCCACCAGATCGTAGAGTGTGACCCCAAGACGCCATGTAGCGTCCGAGTGAGGTCATCTTGTCCTTAATATCTGGAGGAGTCTCTCTTGAACCGATTCCAGTGTAAATCATGTCAGATAATGCTTCTCGCCACAGGGAATGACTTCCCCTTTGTTGATGGAACGCCAATAGAATTTCTCACGACGAGCATTATTACGCTCATGTTCGTTGAGAATATCAGCACTATACTCAGCACGAGTGTCTGTGCTTTCGGACTGGAGAATGACCTCACTACCATACTGATTCAGGTAGCAGACAAGGAAGTTTTCTCCCAACCAGATAGCATCATTCCGACGACCACTCATGAGAGTATCGGTTGGTAAGGACGACCACGGAAGATGGCCTTGTACCGAAGAGCTTCTTGGTTTTTCAACCACTTACGATATTCTTCTGTGTCCCTCGCAGTGGTTTGTTTGGCCAAATTAACGGCCAGATTCAGCACTGGATAGCACACGGTACAGAGTAGAGTTTTTCGCATTGGCTTTCTCCTGATTGCGAGCGTCTCTTCGACGCTGGTTCTCTTTGTGTGTCACCATCTCAAGATGATCTGGGTTCACACACATACGGTTATTACACAGATGGTCTATCTGCTTTTTTCCCGGCACGAAACCATTCTTGTTCACGAATGAGACAATGTGAACGGCGACTGTCTGGCCATTTAGCGACATGCGGGGGTATCCTCCCCCTCTTCCGGTGCCTGAATCGGACCCCTGCCAGATGTGACAGGGATCCCGTCGACCATTCAGTCTGAAGCCAAGATACCGGATCACGACGTTGTCCATGATCTTCTCATGGATGTCTGTTCTCCGGCACATGATCACAACCGCTCAGTTACGAGACGACGACCCTTGAAGACCCCTTTGGGGTTGCGGTTCTTGGTCTCGGTTTCCAACACAACGTAGATGTTGTTGCTGTCAGAGATCAGCATGTCACCGACCTGCACATCGACGCCCGGAGGGACTTTGTAATGGCAGGAATAGTTGTTTTCCGTGGCCTTCACCCGGAAGGTGTCCGGGATGTCCTCTTCGAGTTGATAAAGCTTGAAGGTTTTGATCTCACCACTGTCCAGTTCGAGGATTATGTCCCCGTTGGAGGTGGTGTTCATGTAGACGCCAGCTTGAGGAGCGCCTTTGGTGGTGCGGTAACGACGAGGCATGATGTAGTTCCATTCTGTGTTGATGGGTTTGCCGTCCCAGGCTGTGAAGTCTGATACATGACGGTGATACGAATTGGCTTCACGATAGTTCTTGTAATGCCAAGGGGTGATTCTGTAATAGTCTTCACGACGAGCGTAGACGGCATACAGCTCTTCGGCCTCACTGATGTGAAGGACGATCATCGGGGTCCGGCCCCGGTTGAGACGCACTATATCTCCAACTCTATGGGTCATCTTAGATGACTCCAAAGAAGAGCATCAGTCCACGGATTGTTCCAACAGGACCAACAAATATGTCAGCCATGAGCCATCCGATATTACTGTTGCTTGCATCATGGATTACAGCAGTGAGCCACATGGCAAACACAAAAAGAGCGAATACGAGTATAGTGAGTTCTTTCATCTTAATTCTCCTACGAAGGTTAAATTTTCCCCAGATTTTGCTTGCACACATTAGAACAAATAGAGAACGGGGTATTTAGTCTGGCCCCCTGCCTTGTCAGTCATCGGATTACTTTTTCGCTTATGTCCATGGAGCGACTAGCTGTCTTATACCGAGGGTGAGGGGTTGGAGCATGGACTAATCCGTTGCTGCCAAACTGGTTTCCGAAGAAACCAAAAAAGAAAA